CAGCTGAAGCATTAGGTACTTCTGGTTCTGCAGCGTTCAACGAAATGTCTTTCTCTATTGATAAGACAACAGTTACTGCAAAATCACGTGCATTGAAAGCAGAATACACAGTTGAATTAGCACAAGATTTGAAAGCTATTCACGGTCTTGACGCTGAAGCAGAATTATCAAACATCTTGTCACAAGAATTTATGTTTGAAATTAATCGTGAAGTTGTTCGTACAATTTACAAAGTTGCTAAGCCAGGTTCACCAGCTACAGCATCTGCTGGTACATTCGACTTAGACGTTGACTCTAATGGACGTTGGTCTGTTGAGCGTTTCAAAGGTCTATTGTTTAACATTGAGCGCGATGCTAATCACATTGCTCAAGACACACGTCGTGGTAAAGGTAACTTCATCGTTTGCTCTGCAGACGTTGCAAGTGCATTAGCTATGTCTGGTGTTCTAGACTACACTCCAGCGTTGTCTACAAACTTAAATGTTGATGACACAGGTAACACATTCGCAGGTGTATTGAATGGTCGCTACAGAGTTTACATTGATCCGTATTCCAGCAACCTAGGTGCAGCAAATCAGTTCTACATGGTTGGTTATAAGGGTTCTTCTCCTTATGACGCAGGTATGTTCTACTGCCCATATGTTCCTCTACAAATGGTTCGTGCAGTTGATCCTAACAGCTTCCAGCCAAAGATTGGCTTCAAGACACGTTATGGTTTAATTGCTAACCCATACGTAGTACAATCAGACGGTTATACAAATGATGCAGACACATTTACGGCTGACCGTAATCAGTACTATCGTCGCACACGTGTATTGAACTTAATGTAATTTTTACATATATTAAACCGGCATTAAGATCGGTACAGTCACAGACTGTTTAAAAGGGGGAAGAAATTCCCCCTTTTTTTGCCTTATAAATATTAATGTTAGTAAAAGGAATGTTAAATGTATACTGCAAATATAGATGTTTTACAACAGAACTACTTTAGGAATCTGCCAAAAACAAATGATTACCTAAGACCAAACGCGTTTAAGTTTTCAATAAAGGATATACCAGGTGTATCGTTTACTTGCCAATCAGCAAACTTACCGCAATTGGCATTGGGATTTGCAGTGCAACCAACACCGTTTACTGATATTCCTCGCATTGGCGATAAACTGAATTTCGGAGACTTTACTATTAGATTTTTAATTTCCGAAGATATGTCAAATTACTTAGAATTATATACATGGTTAGTGGCTCTTGGTTTTCCTAAAGATTACAATCAATTTGGATCATTTGTTGCAAATAGACCAAGTTCGTTCCCACTCGTAACCAACGCAAAGGGCGAAAAAGAAGTTTTGGCATACTCGGATGGTACTTTATCGATTTTAGACTCGACAAATACCCCTAAGGTGAATATAATATATAAAGACTTGTTCCCAGTGTCTTTAGAAGCTTTGGATTTTGATATTGCTTCTGCTAGTGTTGAGTACTTTACTGCAATCGCTTCCTTTAAATATACATACTTTGAGGTGGAGCAAATTTAATTAATATGGAGATTTTATGGCTAATAATAACAAACCTGGATTGAAAAACATTCCAAAAATTCCGGTTCCAAAATTTAACAAACCGGCGGCCGCCCCGCAACAGCAACAAGCTCAACCAGGGCAGTTACAAATTAACATTGAAGAATTGCGTAAAGAAAAAATCTTTATTGCGACCCCTTGTTACGGTGGTATGCTTACAGAAGCATATTTCAGATCAATGGTTCGTACATTGACATTCTTTAACCAACACCAAATTCCAATCGCATTTGGTACAATTGCAAATGAGTCTTTAGTTACTCGTGCTCGCAATGTGTTGGTTGCTTATTTTCTACAAAGCAACTATACTCGCTTATTGTTTATTGATGCAGATATCGAATTCCAAGTTGAAGACGTTTTAAAATTACTTGCACACAACAAAGAAGTTTGCGTTGGCGCATATCCTAAGAAGGGTGTTAACTGGCAGCGTATTCGCGATATGGTTCTTAGCAAAAAAGATGAACCAATGGCTGACGGAGCAATTGCATCTTCAGGTAGCGACTATGCTATTAACTTTAAATTCCTTAATCCAGGTAGCAAACAAATTGCTATTGAAAATGGCGTAATTCGTTTACACGATGGCGCTACAGGATTTATGATGATCAAGCGTGAAGCAATTGATAAGATGATTGCTGCTTATCCTGAGTTGAAGTATAACAATGATTTGAATACTCCTCCAGATTTGCAAGACTTCTTCTATGCATTCTTTGACACAATGATTGATCCTAAAGATCGTCGTTACTTGTCAGAAGATTACACATTCAGCAGACGCTGGCAAGATATCGGTGGTGACATTTGGCTTGACCCAACTATCTCATTGAATCACTTTGGATCATTTAACTTCCAAGGTAATCCAGCACAAATTATTCAAATTGGATAATCAATGAAATTATCTGACCTGCAGGAAATGTGGGCAGATGATTGTAAGATTGACGAAACAAATCTTGGACATGAATCTGCTCGCACACCTACTTTACATTCTAAGTATTTAAATTTTTTATCATCTACTCGGCTTAATTTACGTAAGGCTGAGTCTGACTACTTAAACCTTCGCCGCAAAAAGTACAAATATTTTAGAGGAGAAATGACTCAGCTAGAATTGTCTGACGAAGGTTGGGATCAATGGCAAGGCAATAAACCATTAAAGAATGAAATGGATGAATTTCTTCAGGTAGATTCAGACTTGATTATCTTACAAGATAAGATTGAGTATTTTAAAACTGTCATGTATCAGCTTGAACAAATTATTAGATCATTGAATAGTAGAACATGGGATATAAAAAATAGTATTGAATGGACTAAATTTACGAATGGATTAATGTGATGCGAGAACAAAATATTCAAATGAAATATGTTTCGTTACAATCATTGGGGTATATGATTTGTGATGTACCTTTAAACATACAAGAAAAAACCAAAAAAGAATGTGTAAGACTAATTAATTCTAATTTTGAAGATGCAGTGCCATATAATTATAGTTTAGTGGGCAATATACAACACGAATATAATTTAAATTGCGTAACCGAAGAATTAAATGACTTTTTAAGTGTAGCCGTCCCCGAATATTTTAAATTTAATCACCAGCACGAATTAGCTAATAAAAAATTTAAAATACAGGAAAGCGATGCTGAATTACTTGGAGTTGGATCTAAAAATACAGTAATGCCTTCAGTCTGGATAAATTTTCAACAAAAACATGAGTATAATCCTGTACATTGCCATGAAGGACTTTTGAGTTTTGTTTACTGGGTAAAAATACCTTATTCTTTAGATAATGAATTAAAAAATCCAATGACTGCGTATGCATTTCAAAAAAGGGCCCCTGCATTTAGTTATTTTTATAGTAATTGTATCCCCGAAATGACTAGTGAAAATACCTGGGGTCTTGTAGGTTCTCAGATACAACAACATATTATTCCGGTAGATAAATATCACGAAGGTAAAATGGTAATTTTTCCAGCATGGTTACAACACGCTGTTTCACCATTCTTTACAAGTGATGAATTTAGAATTTCTGTTGCTGGAAATATAGGAATGGTCAAAGATGCCTGATATAAGAATAAGAAAAAAGAACGAAGTATACTTAAATGTTGATGCTGAACCTTCAATTGCTCAAGAATTGAACGATCATTTCTCATTTGAGGTTCCTGGTGCAAAATTTCACCCACTTTATAAATCTCGTATGTGGGATGGAAAGGTGCGTCTTTTTTCGATGTTCACTAAAGAGTTATATGTTGGGTTAAAAGACTATGTAGAACACTTTGCTAAAGAACGTGATTATACTGTAGATTATTCTGAGTATGTTCATACAGCCGATACCTGTACCCTTGAAGAAGTAAAAGAGTTTGTAAAAGAACTTAATATTGGTTCCAAGGGTGAACCTCTCGAAATGAGAGATTATCAGATTGATGCTATCTACAAAGCAATCAGTGATGGCAGACGTTTGTTATTATCTCCAACTGGTTCGGGTAAGTCATATATCATTTATTGCGTAATGCGTTGGCATGAGAAACAAGGTAGGCGTCAATTAATTTTAGTTCCTACTACCTCTCTTGTTGAACAGATGTATTCTGATTTTCAGGATTACTCTTGTTTAAATGGATGGAAAACTTCTAATCATTGCCATCGTATTTACGGAGGACATGAAAAATCTAATGAATATGATGTTGTTATTAGTACTTGGCAATCTTTATATAAATTACCTAAAAAATTCTTTGATGACTTTCAGGCAATTTATGGAGATGAAGCGCATTTGTTTAAAGCTAAATCTTTAACAGGTATTTTAAATAAATGCCCTGGCGCGCCTTATCGTGTAGGTACTACTGGAACATTGGATGGAACACAGACACACAAATTAGTTCTTGAAGGATTATTTGGTCCTGTTTATAAAGTTACTACAACTAAGAAACTTATTGCTAGCAAAACATTAGCCGATCTGCAAATTTATAATCTAATATTAGATTATTCGGATGAGATTAAAAAAGCACTTAAAGGAAAAACATATCAAGAAGAAATGGATTTTCTGGTACAGCATGAACCGAGAAATAAGTTTATCCGTAATTTGACTCTTAAGCAAGAAGGTAATAGTCTTGTACTATTTCAGTATGTTGAAAAACACGGTAAAAATCTATATCAAATGATTAATGATAAAGCTGAAAATCGAAAGGTATTTTTTGTTTACGGTGGAACAGATACGGAACAAAGAGAACAAATTCGAGCATTGACAGAAAAGGAAAATAATGCTATAATAGTAGCATCGTATGGAACTTTCTCAACAGGAATAAATATTAAAAACCTACATAATATTATTTTTGCATCTCCCTCTAAATCTCGTATTAGGAATTTGCAATCTATTGGCAGGGGATTAAGAACAAGTGAAACTAAAAGTAGTTGTAACTTATATGATATAGGCGATGATTTGACCTGGAAATCTAAAAAGAATTATACTTTATTACACATGATAGAACGAATCAAAATCTATAACGATGAACATTTTGAATATAAACTAATAAAAGTACCACTACAATGAACCAAGCATATAAGCTATTAAAACTTAATACAGGTGACGATATAGTTTGTAAAACTGAAGAAAATTTATCATTAAAAGATAAAGACAGTATTTTTGTACAAGACCCTATGATACTCAATCAAATACGAGTGCCATATGGTTCGGGTATAATGGAATCATATACTTTGTCTCCTTGGATGTCTCTTGCTGAAGGCGATTTTTATGAAATACCAGCACACTATATTGTGGTTGCCGCCGATATTAAGGAAACTCTTAAAGACAGTTATATAAAGTATGTACATGATCGTAAAGAAGCAGACTTAATTGCCGAAACATCTGAAGATACTGAAGAAGAATCTGATAACTCTGAAATTGAAAAAGAAACTAACTATGAAAACAGCCAAAGCACCATTAAACGTCGCGGACGCCTCATCCACTGAACCAAAGATGCAAGTGTCGTCACATTATGTTGACAATAAAAAATTCTTGCAAGCATTAATTGACTATAGACAAAGTGTAGTTGAAGCAGCCGAAAAAGGCGAAGATCCTCCTATTGTTTCTAAATACATTGGTGAATGCTTTATTAAGATTGCAACACATCTTTCTTATAAGTCTAATTTTATTAATTATACTTTTAAAGATGATATGATATCTGATGGCATTGAAAATTGCTTAACTGCTGTTGCTAAATTTGATCCTGCAAAATCTTCAAATCCATTTGCATATTACACGCAAGTTATCTATTTTGCATTCATTAGACGAATCCAAAAAGAAAAGAAACAACAAGCAACCAAATATAAATTGATTGAGAATATGGATATTGATGCCTTAATCTCTCAAGAGCAAGATGGCGAATTTGGATCACAATTCTTAGATTATTTGAAACGACAAATGGATACTATTGATATTGAAAAACGGGTAATGAGTATTCCGAAAAAGGCTAAAAAAGTTCGAGATGATATCGAAAATCCGCTTGACCTTGATGACTAAACACTATATAATATATAGTATAAATTCTCGGAGATATAATGGCAAAATTGAAAATATCAGAACTATTTTATAGTATTCAGGGCGAAGGCAGGTACATGGGAGTACCTTCCGTTTTCTTGAGAACATTCGGTTGCAACTTTACTTGCGACGGATTTGGGATGGCAAAGGGTGAAAAAAGCGATGAAAGAAATGTTATTGCGATTAAAGCTGATAGCTTTACAAACTATAGAGATCTTCCTCTTGTTCATACAGGTTGTGACTCTTATGCTTCTTGGGATCCTCGGTTTAAGCATCTTAGCCCTGTACTCTCTACTGATAGCATTACCGATACAATTATGGATATATTACCGCACAAGAGGTGGGAAGACGAACATCTTGTAATTACAGGTGGTGAACCATTATTGGGTTGGCAAAAACAATATCCTGAATTATTAGATCATCCAAAAATGTTAGCATTAAAAGAACTAACATTTGAGACAAATGGTACACAAGCATTGACACCCGAATTTAAACAATATCTTTTAAATTGGACATTGAGTAATAAAAATAGATTAACTAAAAGAGGAGTTGATGCGTTAACATTTTCAGTTTCTCCTAAATTATCTGTATCAGGTGAAAAATGGGAAGATGCAATTTGTCCTGAAATTGTAGCAGGTTATGAATGGTGTGGATACACATATCTTAAATTTGTAATCGCATCATCTCAAGATGCAGAAGAAGCAGAAGAAGCAGTAAATGCATATCGTAAAGCTGGTTTTACGGGTCCTGTTTATATTATGCCTCTTGGCGGCACTGAGCAGTTGTACTCTATTAATAATAGGAATGTTGCAGAACTCGCAATGCGAAAAGGTTGGAGATACTCAGATAGACTCCAAATACCATTGTTTAAAAACGCGTGGGGAACATAATGTCAAATAGTGCTTTAGATCAAGTTAAAAGATATGGCTTTGAGGCCAACGATAAGTATATGGATGGTTTTTATCAATTTGCGTATAAACAAAAATTGTATGAAGTATTATGGGAAGCACAACGGCAATTAAATCGTTGTTCCACATATGTAGGTGAAGAAGAATGGGTTGCTGAAAATCTTCCCAAATATAAATAACAATGTTACACAAAGGTAACAAATTTCAAATATCATATCCGTGTTAGGAAGGATTCTAAAATGTCATATAACAAAACAAAATGCGACCCCGAATTGGGTCTTAAAGTTCACGAACATCTAGTTAAGGTTGGTGTCGAAACACCTATTAAGGAGACTGGGCAAGTAATTGACCGTAAGGGTAAGATCGATGTAATCGAATCTTTATTTACAGATATTATGAAAACACTCGGACTTGATCTTACAGATGATAGTCTTATCGAAACACCTAAGCGTGTTGCTAAGATGTATGTGAATGAAATCTTTTGGGGACTCGATTATGAAGCATTCCCTAAATGCACAACTGTTGACAACAAAATGCATTATAATGAAATGGTTGTAGAACGCAATGTTAATGTACAATCTAATTGTGAGCATCACTTTGTCGTAATTGATGGATTAGCAACTGTTGCATATGTTCCTAAACAACGAGTACTTGGTCTAAGTAAAATTAATCGTATTGTTGAATATTTCAGTAAACGACCACAGATTCAAGAACGTTTAACAGAACAAATTTTCCACACACTACAATTTATTCTTGATACTGAAGATGTTGCAGTATTGATTGATGCACAACACTATTGTGTTAAATCGAGAGGTGTTGAAGATACTGGTAGCTCTACAGTTACAGTTCGATTGGGTGGCGGATTTAAAAATCACCCAGAAGTAAGAAATGAATTTTATCAGATTGCAAGACAAGGATGTAAATGACAATTAATGTAATGGTTGACTTGGAGACAATGTCAACAAGATCACACGCAGCAATTTGTTCGATTGGTGCAGTAAAATTTGAAGGTAGTAAAATTATAGATACATTTTACTGCACCATTGATCTTGCTAGCTGTAAAGAAGCTGGAATGCATATCTCCAAGGATACTGTTGCATGGTGGTCTAAACAAAATAAAGATGCATTACGAGAATTGACTAAAAATAATATCTCATTACAAGAAGCTCTTGATAAGTTTGAATTGTGGTTTGGCCCTAAAAGCTTACCTATTTGGGGTAATGGTGCAGTATTTGATAATACTATTTTAGGCAACGCGTACTTTATCACAGGAAGAGAGCCACCCTGGAAATGCTGGGACGATCGTTGCTACAGAACTGCTAAAGCAATGTTCAATTGGATTCCTGAGGATAAACGAGAAGGCACATATCATAATGCGTTAGATGATGCTATGCATCAGACAAAACATTTAATTAAAATCCTTGGAGATTGAATGACAAATGTCCAGCAAAGAATGGAAGAATTAATTCGGCCAATTGATCAACAAATTTATATGTGTGATGATAGGCGAGATTTATTAATGTTTAATTGCGCTATGCTACAACGAGTTAAAGAAGTATTTGATTTGCTTGTAGGCGAAGAAGGTCGCAAAAATATGTTTAAAGATTTAGTATGAAAACTTATAAAAAGAGAATTGCGTTTTGTATCAGTGACCAACATTTAGTACCACATGGCGGCATTGGTCAATTTGCCAAAGGGTTTGTTGAGATGGCAAATAAAATTAACTGGAAGGTTGATATTATTACAGACAAACCCACAACAAATGATTTTGCTAAATTAGTTGAATCATTGGGTGCAAATTTAATTGCGCCAAAAAATGCTTTGTCATATAAAAATCATACTGGCACATTTGCATTTACAGATTCAATTAACTTTGAAAAGATGATTAACTTCCGTGATGCTGTTATGAATGCGTTTCATACTAACATTTATGATATGGTTGTTTGTAATTCTTTAGAAGCAATGCCTGCAGTATTAAGTTTTGATCTTAATAATTACATCCCAGTAGTTCTTTACACGCATGAAGAAAGCATGGTATTCCGTGATACGAGAAAATTTAAAGGTGTGTTTTTAGAAAGCTGTAATGAGTTTTTTAATAACTTAATGAACCTTGAGAATTGTTATATTGGCACACAATCCCCTCGTAATGTAACCGAAATTAAAAACAATGGCGGGGCAAATGTAGAACATTTAAGTATGCCTATGTCTGAAAGAGAATTACTCACAAGCGATTATCCTGAAAGAAAAGGTGTATTGTATATTGGTCGTTGGGAAGATCGTAAAAATCCAGAAGCATTTTTAAAGGTAATTAAAGAAACAGGATTGCCTGCAAAAATTATGACTAATGCTAATGGCAAAAAGAAATTCGAAGCTCGTCTTGCAGAACTTGGCATAACTGATTATGAAATTAAAGCCAGTATTGTGGGCAAAGAAAAAGTAGATTTTATTAAATCTGCAAAGGTTCACTTTAATCCTTCATTGCGAGAAAATTATCCATTCACATTTTTTGAATGTTTAGGTCATATGCCCTGTATTGTTATTGACAAATCTGAATGGGTCACAAATTTTGACAACAAATATTATATTCGTTTGCCATTAAATGAAGTAGGTGAAGCATTGAAGGCTGAATACAATGCAGACAGAAAAGATCGTAACCACAATGCATTGCAATATATTAAACATTTGGATTTCCAAACATCTGATAGATGGAAAAAGTTTTTGAATGATTATACCCAAACAGCATTAGCACGATCCGATTCTGCAAAAATTAATGATTATTCCGAAATCAAATATGCAGAGTTTATTCGTATCCTAAATAGGACACAATTGGCTATCGACGATGTAAAAAGCATATTGACAAATAAGTCTAAATATAATATAATTTACACAGACAACGACACATACCTATCTAAAGATCCTAATTTTATACCAAAAGAAGAAGCAACTTCTTCATTAGAAAGCCTGTTTGCATGAGAACATATGAATACGTAATTTCTGGCCCAGCATATTTACGCTTGGGTGCAGAACAATGTAATGACCCTGTAGTATTAGAAATGATGCTCGACATGATTGCTCGAGTATGTCACAATCAGAATAACCATACATTCTCATTATTGTATAATGGTTTTACCGAAAAGAACTTTGGACCTAAGCTACAAAAGTTTCGCCCCTCAATTAATAACATTCATGCCGACTCTGGTGGGTTGCAGATCATTACTCGAGGTCTAAAAAATACTTCAGATGTAAGAGAAAAAGTTTACTTGAATCAAGGTCAATATGCCGATATAGGTATGTCATTTGACGAGATTCCTGTTAAGACAACTTCTACAAGTGGCGTATCATCTAAGATTGACACTAAGCGTAGATACGCAGACATGGATAATTTTGATGAGTATGCTAGACAAACAGGTCGAAATGTAAAGGCGCAAATCGAAACATTTGATAAGATGGGTAGTAAATGTAGACCATTTGTTATTATGCAGGGATCTTCTCAAAAATCCTATTCTCGGTGGGCAGAACTCGTGTTAGAAGAAATTACCCCTGCACTACATCATCGTATCGGTGGGCTTGCTATGGGATCAGCTGCTCTAGGCATGGGTCAGTTAGAAGATGTTAAACGAGCATTTTATGTTACGCAGATGCCATACACAAGACCATTTCATTTACACGTATTGGGTGTAGGTGCATTACGTCGTATTCTTCCTTATATTTGTTTTAGCCAATCTGGTCTGTATGAAGGCATTGATATTTCATATGACTCAACAACCCATTCTATGTCATTGGATAATGGATTGTTTTACTTCTCATTTGCTAAAAAGGCAGCCGGCACACCATATGGCGGAACATCTGTAAAAATGGGTAGAGAATATTCCAACATTTATAGAACAGTTACTACAGAAATTAATACAGTTTGTGGTACAAATTATACCCCTGAAGAATATCACATCTTGATGAATAGAGGTGTAGGTGTTCACTTAGAACAAGGTGGACAATTTGTAGATATTATGCGGGCACGTCTTGCTTTTATTTTAACAAACGTACATAATTTTACACATGATGTAAATGCTTTAACAGAATCAAAAGAATTGTTTTTAAAATTCTGCAGAGAAAAAGATTGCGAGAATGAATATGCTACATTATTTGATGTTAAAACACTAGCTGACTTTGAGCATTGGGAAAAGAATGTAGGCAAACATATGGATTCCGAACCAGTTAACACACAACCACCAGTTTCACTTGAGGATTTATTTGCATGACCGATATTATTTCAGACGAACCAGTATTTTTTACAGATACAATTATACACAGTAAACTAATTAAAAAGAAAAGTTCTATTTGGGTTACCTTTCAAAAAGAAGGTATTCATAAATACCCACAAGCTGCAACTGATCCTAAATTAGCAACAGGCGATTGGCTGGATGTTTCATTCTTAGGAACACCGCATAGACACATTTTTCATTTCCGTGTGGAGATGGAAGTGTTTCACGATGATCGAGATGTTGAATTTATTCAAGCAAAACGTATTATGGAAAGATGGTATTCAGATGGTACGTTACAGTTAGATTATAAATCTTGCGAAATGATGGCATGTGATCTTTATGATAAGTGTTATGCAAAATGGCCTGATCGAGATTATACGATTGAAGTATCAGAAGACGGCGAAAATGGTTGCAGAATTAGTTTTGAAAGGATAGCCGGTGAGTAAATTATATTATATGGGTTTAGAACCCTATGAAGGTCGTTATACTTTGCAATTACAACAATGGAGCGAAGCTGCATTTAAACGCAGAGGTATTGATTATGAAGTAATTCATGGCGATATTTTAGATGACTCTAAAGCAATCGTTACAGGTCAAGTACTTGATGCGCACGGGCGTAGTTATTATTCGTTGACGCAGATGGCTAATCTTATTAAGAAGATGAAAGCTGGTGAAATTACTTGGCAGGATACGATCTTTTTTGAAGATATGTTCACACCTGGTATAGAAGCATTGCCCTATATTATGGATCAAGTAAGTTTTGAGTATCAACCTCGAATCTTTGTTCGTTGTCTTGCACAAACAATTGATCCAGATGATTTTGTTCACGTATGGGACATGCAGAAGTGGATGGGTCTATATGAAAAGATGACAGATCAATTTGTTACAGGTGTACTTGCTTCTAACGAAGAGATGGTTGCCCATATGAAAATTGCAGGATGGGAAGCACCAATCTTTAATATCTCTGGACTTGCATTTGATAAAGATGAAGTTCGTGGTCGTGTAGCAACTCGTATTCCTTTTAATGATCGTAAACTTCGTGTAGTATTTGCTGCAAGATTCGATCAAGAAAAACAACCTGATTTCTTTATGGATTTAATTGAGCGTTATCATACAATTAATCCTAATGTAGAGTTTGCTGTTCTATCAGGCGGACCTTTACGTAGTAACAACGAAAAGTATTTGACTCGCGCGAGAGCATTGGAAAAGACTCATAATTTTAAAATCTATGAGAATCTTAAGAAGAATGAATACTATGAATTGTTAGGCGATTCTCGAGTATTGTTTAATTGTGCCTTACAGGATTGGGTAAGTAATACAGCATCAGAAGCAGATGCACTTGGTACAAATTGTTTGTATCCTGCATATAGATCATTCCCCGAAACATTTGCTAATGATCGTGAATGTCTCTATATCCCATGGTCACAAGATGATGCAGTATTTAAATTAAATACATTATTGTTTCAAGAGCGAGCAAACTTAGGTAAGCTGTCTGATTGGACGTCTGGTACTATTGATCGTTGTTTAGATATTATGTTTGAAGATAATTCTAAATGGTATCGTAACGGTAAGGATTACAGAGATTATGTCCCAGCAGCCAAGTACTAAATTAGTTGTAGTCACAGGTTCCGCTGGTTATATCGGCGGACAGACTTGTATCGAATTAAAGAAACAAGGATACGAAGTTATCGGCATTGATAACAGACATAACGAACATCTTGATGCATTTCAAGATGAATATTTGCAATGCGACTTTACAGATATGGACGCGTTTAGTCTATATAAAAAGGTATATCCAGTCGCAATTATTCATTGTGCCGGTACTAGCTTAGTTGGTCCTAGTATGAAAAATCCAGGACATTACTTTCACAATAATGTATCTAAGACAAATTTGCTTTTAGATTTTGTTGCTAAACATATTCCAAAAACTAAAATTATTTTTAGTAGTAGCGCATCTGTTTATGGCATACCAACAACAAAAACACCGTTGAGAGAAAACGATAAGGTAGATCCAATATCTCCTTACGGTGAATCTAAATTAATGGTTGAGCATTTGTTAGAATGGTATCATAGGTGTCACAATTTAAACTATACAGCATTTAGATATTTTAATGCTTGCGGTGCAGATGATAACGGTCAACATGGTCAAGAACCAAATGCAACACATATCTTTGCCAAACTATTTGAAGCAGTTAAAAACAATGCAGCATTTACTTTAAATGGTGCAGACTATGATACGCCAGATGGAACTTGCATTAGAGATTATATTCATGTTCAAGATATTGCACTTGCACATATAAAAGCTATTGACAAATCTATTCAAGGCATATATAATTTAGGGATGCTTCAGGGGCATTCTAATCTACAAATTCAAATGCTTGTAGAAAAAATTACCAATAAAGAAATTGTAACATTTATTAATAAACGACGCGAGGGCGATCCGCCATCGTTAGTTGCTGATAGTACAATGTTTAAACGTCTTGCAGATTGGAATCCTGTATATGATATGTCGGATATTTTAACATCTTTAAATACATGGTATAAATCTCCAACATATGATGCTTTAACAAAGCAGCGGTCTTATTCGAACATTCAACCCGCTTTATAAATTCTGCATGTCGTCAAACTTACTTAAAGAGGCAAGAGATGGCAAATAAAAAATTCTTCTCAACAAAAACATATAGACAAATAGGTCCCGTCGCTTATAGGCAATGGCGTGCAGATTCTCATTGTAATTTAATTCATGGTTATGCTATGAGTTTTCACTTTGAGTTTGAGGCGGACACATTAGATGCTCGCAATTGGGTAACTGATTTTGGCGGGCTACGGCCACTTAAAGACAAGCTAGAAGAATGGTTTGACCACACTCTGCTAGTTGCACAAGATGATCCTATGCGTGAACATCTATTAGAATTAGGTAGATTAAAACTAGCAAAGATTACAGAAGTAGAACGTACGGGGTGTGAAGGTCTAGCTGACTTTTTATATGAATATATTAACACAATATTTTTGCCAAACTGCGGTAGCGAAGAAGCAAAGCGTGTTTGGTGTTGCAGAGTAGAAGTACGTGAGACTGATTCCAATATGGCAGGCCGCTCAGGCCATAGAGAAGATAACGAATTTAATTAATACATGAAAATCTGTTTATTAGGTGATACTCATTTTGGTGTGCGAAATGATTCTAAAGCATTTCACGCATACTATGAGAAGTTTTATAGTCAGGTATTTATTCCATATCTGTTAGAACATAAAATTGATACTGTTATTCAGTTAGGTGATCTATTTGATCGTAGAAAATACATTAATTTTAATTCCCTTGCAGAAGCAAGACGATACTTCTTTGATCCGTTAGAAGCAAATGGCATTAAACTATTAACACTAATCGGCAATCACGATATTTTCTGGAAGGAAAGTCTTGATGTCAATTCACCTGATCTATTATTAAAAGACTACGGCAACATAACAATTTATCAGGAACCCGGTAAATTTGTGTATGACAATATTACCTTTGATATTGTGCCTTGGATTTGTAAAGAAAATGAATCTGACATTGCTACATTTATAGATCAAAGTTCTGCAGATTATTGTATTGGGCATTTTGAGATTGCAGGGTTTCAGATGATGAAAGGTATCGACAATCATGAAGGAGTTGATCGTAGTTACTTTAAACAATATAAAGAAGTGTTTAGTGGACATTTTCATACTAAATCATCTGAAGGCAATATCACATACTTAGGCACTCCATATGAATTAACTTGGAATGATGAGAGTGATCCTAAAGGGTTTTTCGTTTTTGATACTGAAACACGTGGTTTAGAATTCATACAAAACCCATATACAATTTTTACTAAGTTCTATTACGACGATGATAAAATTGATCCTGATACAATTGATGTATCTATTTTTGCAAACCAACACGTTAAATTAGTTGTAGTTAAAAAGAAAGACTTTGTTAAATTTGAAAGATTCATTGAACGAATTTATAAACAAGACCCACTAGAATTAAAAATTATTGAAGACTTTTCTGAGTTTGAATCTGAAGCATTAGATGATGCTATTGATTTAGAAGATACTATGACTTTATTATCTAATTATGTGGATAGCGTTGAGACTGATGTAGATAAAGAAAGACTTAAAACATTGCTAAAAACACTATACGTTGAAGCACAACATTATGAAGAAACCTAAAGCACAAGTTGATTATTGGTTTCCTACTCCTATATGGAACCATACATTTGAATCTATACAAGATTCTACTTATGAAGATGCAATATCATATTGTATAGATTGCAAAAATAAATCTGATGGTAGAATACGTAGTAATGTCGGTGGATGGCAAAGCAATGATTTACTATTATCCGATATTATTGCTACTCCTTTAGAACCTTTTTTTACTGAAATTAATATGTTATTGCCTGATATTGTATCTAATATAGCATCAACATCATCATTAAAGGTTACAAATTTTTGGATCAATATTAATAAAAAAGGTGATAGTAATATGCCGCATCATCATCCAAACTCTCATCTATCAGGCGCATTTTATCTTACCGACAATAATTCATCTATTAAATTTTTAAGAGAATCTACAACTGCTTTATGGTGGTTGTCGTGTTTAATTAGTAAAAATAATACGGTTCCCTCATTTAATGTAGCAGAATATTTTCCCAAAAGAGGCACTTTACTTATTTTTCCATCTTGGATGGCGCATTTGGTTGAATCTAATGATAGTGACCAAGATAGAATATCAATTTCATTTAATACATTATAATACATGCTTAGATTTACAAAGATCAAATGGAAAAACTTTCTTTCAACCGGAGGTCAATTTACAGAAATTGATTTTGAGAGTTCACCCTCAACTTTAATTGTGGGCGAGAATGGTGCTGGTAAAAGTACTATTCTTGACGCAATTTGTTTTGTATTGTTTAATAAACCATTTAGGAATATTAACAAACCGCAGTTAATGAATACAATCAATGGTAAGAATCTTATTGTTGAGGTTGAATTTAGTATTGGTAAGAAAGACTATAAAGTCATTCGAGGAATGAAGCCCGGTGTGTTTGAAATATACTGCGATGGTGACATTCTTAATCAAGATGCTGCTGCAAAAGACTATCAGAAATATCTTGAAGAAGCAATTTTAAAATTAAATTATAAATCTTTTACACAGATTGTTATTCTTGGATCAGCCTCATTTACACCCTTTATGCAATTGTCATTGGGCAATAGACGTGAGATTATTGAGGACATTTTAGACATTCAAGTATTTTCAGTAATGAATTCAGTGTTGAAAGATAAATCAACTGAACTAAAAGCTAAAATAACTGACATTGAAACTGTTATTGAATTAGGTAAAAATAAGGTCAAGTTGCAACAACAATACATTGCAACTCTTGAAAATGATAAGCAAAAGAAAGTAGACGATGTACAAAAGCGAATATCTGAAACGAATGCAGAGATACTACAACTTAATGCCGGGATGTTGGCAGAACAACAGGAAGAAGGAGCTCTTAAATCCTCGATATCAGACTCCGTTGAGAAACGTAACAAGCGTACGGAGATGGGAACTCTGCTTAAAAAACTTTCCGAAAGAGTTAAGGAACAAGAAGGTAGCATACAATTTTACAACGAACATGATGTATGTCCAACGTGTAGCCAGGGTCTTGACGATGACCTCAAGAACTCCGCTATCACACTCCATACACATAAACGCGAGGAAGTTGAAACCGCAATTCAAACCCTTGCCACTCAACTCGAAACTGTTGAAGCTAGACTTAATGAGATTAATGATATCGAAGAGAAAATCTCTGAACATAAAAGCAACATCATTACCTACAGTTCAAAAATCATTGCGTCGCAAAATTATATTCAAAAGTTACAGGCGGACTTGGCAAGCAATACTAATGATACGGCAAATATTGAAGATGAAACGAGGCATCTTAAATTACTCGCCAAAGACGTGGTTGCCCAAGCTGGTGAAAAAAGCAAATTATCAGAAGATAAACATTATTTAGATATTGCCGCAATCTTGTTAAAGGATACAGGAATTAAAACAAAGATCATCCGACAATATTTGCCAGTTATAAATAAATTAGTAAACAAGTATTTGACGGCAATGGATTTCTTTGTTCACTTTGAATTAGATGAATCATTTAATGAAGTAATTAAATCTAGACATAGAGACGAATTTAGTTATGCTTCATTTAGTGAAGGTGAAAAGCAAAGAATTGATTTAGCATTATTGTTTACGTGGCGTACTATTGCGAAGATGAAAAACAGTGCAAGTACAAACTTGTTATTGTTAGATGAAGTGTTTGATTCTTCATTAGATGCAAATGGTACAGACTATGTTATGAATTTGTTAAATACTATAGGTGACGATACAAATGTATTTGTTATATCGCACAAAGGCGATCAATTAATAGATAAATTTAAGTCGGTTATTAAATTTCAAAAGTATCAAAATTTTAGTAGAATAGTATGATTATATTAAGAAAAGACAAACTGAATCTTGTTGAACCCACAGATGAGGTAATGAACAAATCACCTCAGCGTTTTAATTTTGACACAGACGGTGAAAGTGCTCCCGGTGTTGCAAATGTTTTATTTGAAAGAATGAAGCAGTTAGGTGGAGTTGGCCTAAGCGCTAATCAAGTTGGATTAGACATGAGTGTATTTGTAATGGGTCTAGGCGAACTTAAAATTGCAGTATTTAATCCTATTATAATTAAATACAGTAAAGAAGAAGAATTATTTAATGAAGGTTGTTTATCTTATCCTGGTATTATGTTAGCTATTAATAGACCAACTAAAATAACTGCTACATACCAAGATGAAACTGGCAAATTTATTGAGCAAGAATTTAATGGATTAACTGCTAGAATATTCCAACACGAATATGACCATATGAACGGCACCGATTTTACAAAACGAGTATCCAAATTTAAATTAGATTTTGCTAAAAAGAAATTCGAAAATAAGCGTAAAAAGATTATTAAAAAATACGCAGTAAAAACAATGGTAGAGGCATTAAATGACAATAAAGATTCCAACTGAATATAACGAAGTATTTGATTTTGGTTTTACAGCAGTAGAATCAGAAGAATCCATAGTTGAAAAACCGGTAGTTAATACCGCGCCAATGGTTGATGGATTATCTGCAGTTGAAGATAAAGTTTCTATTATATTAAATAAAATCGATTATTTAGAAGAGATAATCAAAGCAAGTGCTGGTTCTAATAATAATTTTGATATTGATTCATATAAACTATTAGTTGAAAAAGATGTTAATGATAAATTAAAAAAATTAGAAGGATTAATAATGCCATTATTGGCGAATTTATTAAAAAATCCAGATAAAGATTTTATTAAATGGCCTAATAGAAAACCAGTTATTGAAGCACAAATATCCAAAATATTAGCTATAACTAGACCAACTACAGAGTAAAAAGTGCTTGACCTTTGTTCCTAAAGGTGTTATAATATAGCATCAGCAAGGAAATTTATGGCACTAGCAAACTCAAAATCAGTACTCGCAAAGCTACTCGCACAAGAGAACATCTCAGTCGAGCATCGCAAAACACAAACCGCATACTTTGATCCCAAGAATCGTGTTCTTGTTCTTCCAATCTGGAAAGACATGGACACCGATCTTTATGACTTGCTTGTAGGTCACGAAGTGGGTCATGCTTGGGAAACACCTGCCGAAGGCTGGCACAATGCCCTTAATGGTCAGAAACGTGGTTTCAAATCTTATCTCAATGTAGTTGAAGATGCACGTATTGAGCGTTGTATCAAATCTCGCTATCCTGGTCTGCGTTCATGTTTTTATAAAGCATATAAAGGTTTGGCAGATAAAGACTTCTTTGGTATTGCAGAACGAGAAATCTCAACACTTAATTTGATTGATCGTATCAATCTACACTTTAAGATTGGTCCTTTCCTTGCGGTTCCATTTGACACAGAAGAACAATTTTATATTAAGCAAATTGAAAATCTTTCAAATTGGGATGATGTAGTTCGTGTTGCTACAGAATTGTATAATCGCCGTAAGCAAGAACTTGAAGATGAATACTATGACAATCAACCACGTCGTGGCACAGGCGAAATCCAAGACTATGATGAATATGATGAGTATGATTCTGAGTATAATATTGAAGACGATACAATGGCGGAGGATGATGCTGGCGGTGTAGGTGCCGGTGGCGAACCAGACTTTGATCCTAAGTCAATGACGGATGAAGAATTCCGCAAGCGTGAATCTGAATTAGTATCCGATGAAATCAAACCATATCGTTATGCGACATTGCCATTGATTAGTACTAAAGATTTTATTATTCCTCACAAGAAACTTTATGCTGAAACCGATTGGCAAATTATTGATGAAGACTATGGTGCATCTGATCCAATGTTTGCTGAGTATACTGTTCCTTCCGGTGATGTATTATACTCGGAATATAAACAGACAAACTCTAAATTCATTCAATACCTAGTAAAAGAATTTGAATTGAAGCGTAATGCTGCTCAATTTGCTAGAGCACACGTTGCTAAAACAGGTGAGCTTGATATTGATAAAGTATTTGGTTATAAATTTAAAACAGATTTATTCAAGCGTGTTACTGTTGTTCCTGGTGGTAAGAATCATGGCATGGTAATGTTTATTGATTGGTCAGGTTCAATGACTGATATTATCAAACAAACAATTGAACAAACAATCGTGCTTGCAGACTTCTGCAAAAAAGTAAATATCCCATTCCGAGTATTTGCTTTTTCAGACTCAAGTCAAAACGATAAAGGTAAAGATGTTGTTGCTATTAGAAAAACTAAATACTCACAACGAGTTGGCGATTTATCGTTAGATAGTTATAGCACATATATGCTTGAACTATTATCTAATACTATGACAAGTGCTCAATATCATTATGCTCAGAAACGATTGTTGCAGATTGGTCATGTATTTGGTCGTGTCCATCGCAGACATTATGTACCACACGGTTGGAATTTAAGCGGCACGCCTTTAAATGAGGCATTAGTATTTGCTAATTACTATATTCCGGAATTTAAGGAAATGCACCGATTGGATATTGTCAATACAATTGTATTGACTGACGGTGAAGCAAATGAGACTGAAGAAATTATCGCACCTGACGGCCGCCGTAGACATATGAATTCAGTATATGAAATCGGCTGGAAAGGCAAAGCAAATACTGTTATTACAGATAAAGCAACAGGTAAAACCGGTTTTGCTAAACCTGGTCAGCCGTTAACAGCTGCTCTTTTAGATTTATTAAAGAATAGAACTGGAACTAATTTAGTTGGATATTATATTTTATCCGGTGTTTCTAAATATCGGATTAATAGTTTTATTGTAGGTCAGGGTATTATTAATGAGGATACTCATAATATTATTCAGAAAATTAGAAAAGAAAAGTTTTATGCGATTAACTCTTATGTTTATGATAAATATTTTCTGGTTAAATCAGACGATTTAAATATTAATGACGAAGAATTAACCGTAAAATCAGATTCTTCTAAAAAGGATATTCTAAAATCTTTTATGCAAAGTCAAAAATCAAAGATCGTGAACCGTGTACTTTTGAACAAGTTTATTGCAGAAATTGCTTGACATCAAACGAAAACGGTGTTATAATTAATTGTTGAACAAACATTTTTAGGACTATATTATGAAATCTGATAACCTCCAGAAACAACAACTTGTATCTGACTTAATTGGTGCTTTCGGCAAAACAGCATCCCGCAAAGATGTAATTGCATTCGTTAAGCAAAAAGACTTGAAGATGCCCAATTGGTTAATCAATGGTGCAGCATATCGAGAAGCTCGTGGTCTAATTAACCTTGACGCATTTGGTAGTGATAAAGTAAACAACATTCCAGCAAACCCTACTCCTGAGATTGAGGCAATGCCAGCATTACAAGCTCAGGTTGTACAACTCCGACAAAAACGTATGGTATCAGAAGTAGAAGATTTGGTTCCTATTAAAGACACAAATTATGTACCATTTGGTTTTTATAAAGACTTAGAATCAATTATTAAATCTAAAGTGTTTTATCCTGTATTCATTACTGGTCTTACTGGTAATGGTAAGACTACAATGGTAGAACAGGTTTGTTCTAAATTGAAGCGCGAATGTGTTCGTGTTAACGTATCAATCGAGACCGATGAGGATGACCTTGTAGGTGGTTCTACATTGATTGACGGTAACGTAACATTCCGTGAAGGTCCTGTTATTCTAGCTATGCGCCGTGGTGCTGTTTTGTTGATTGACGAAATTGATCGTGGTTCAAATAAGTTGATGTGTATTCAAGGTATTCTTGAAGGCAAGCCATACTTCAATAAAAAGAATGGCGATGTAATTCATCCTGCTCCTGGTTTTACAGTTATTGCTACAGCAAATACTAAAGGTCAAGGTTCAGATAGCGGCAAATATATTGCGGCACAAATTCTTGACGAAGCATTCTTAGAGCGTTTCCCAATCACAGTTGAACAAGAATATCCTTCAGCTAAAGTTGAACGTGCAATCATTGTAAACAATATGGAACAACATAGTTGTTTAGATGAAGAATTTGCAGACAAACTTGTAACCTGGGCAGAGGTTATTCGTAAGACATATCTTGAAGATGCAGTTGACGAATTGATTTCTACTCGACGCCTTGTTCATATTGTGAAGGCATTCTCAATGTTCAAAGATCGTCAAAAGGCAATTGAACTTTGTATTAATCGTTTTGATTCAGATACAAAGAATGCGTTCTTAGACTTGTATAAGAAAATGGAAGCACCGGCAGAGGAACCAGTTGCGCCGGTTCAAGAAAATGTTATAGATGAAGATATCCCATTCTAAGATATTTTTAATTTAACCAAAGGGCACAATACTGTGCCCTTTTACCTTTCTCAGCATATAAATATAATTATATTATTAATTCATTATAGGGATTGAAATGAAGACAGCATTAATTACTGGCATCACAGGCCAAGACGGATCTTACCTTGCAGAACTATTACTCGAAAAGGGTTATATGGTTCATGGCATTATTAGACGTAGTTCGTCAATCAACACAGGTCGAATCGACCACATCTATAGTCACCCCAATTTAAAATTGCACTACGGTGACGTAACAGATTCATTATCTATTATGAACATACTTAAGAAGTATGAACCAGATGAAATCTATAATTTAGCAGCACAAAGTCATGTTAAAGTTTCTTTTGAAACTCCTGAATATACTGCACAAGTTGATGCATTAGGAACATTGAAGATTCTTGAATCCGTTCGGTTATTAAACTTAGAACACAAGACAAAGATTTATCAAGCATCTACTTCAGAGCTTTATGGTCTAGTACAAGAAACTCCGCAAAAAGAAACAACCCCATTCTATCCGCGCTCACCCTATGGCGTAGCTAAACTATATGGATATTGGATCGTTAAAAACTATCGTGAATCTTACAATATGTTTGCTTGCTCGGGCATTCTATTTAATCACGAATCTCCTCGTCGTGGACATAATTTTGTTACAAAGAAAATTGTAAATGGCATTGAAGCAGTTAGTGCTGGTCGTCAAGAGTGTTTGTATTTGGGTAATATACATGCTAAAAGAGATTGGGGACACGCAAAAGACTATGTTAACGCAATGTGGTTAATGTTGCAACAAGATACCCCTGACGATTTTGTTATTGCTACAGGCGAACAATATTCAGTAAAAGAGTTTGTTGAACGATGCGCGCCATTCTTTGGATTAAAAATTCGATGGGAAGGTGAAGGCCTTAACGAAGTAGGTATTGACACTATAACCAATAAAATTGTTGTTCGTGTGGATGAAAAATATTTCCGCCCTGCAGAAGTTGAAACTTTATTGGGAGATTCTACAAAAGCTAGAAGTGTGCTAGGTTGGGTTCCTGAGCATTCTTTCGATGATCTTGTTCACGACATGTGTATGAATTTTGCGTAAATAAAATGGAAAAGAATAGTAAAATCTTTGTAGCTGGACACAGAGGCCTTGTTGGTTCAGCAATTGTTAAAAAATTAAAAGAAGAAGGTTATACAAATTTTGTCCTTCGTACTAAATCTGAATTAGATTTGCGAGATCAACCTGCAGTTAAAAAATTCTTTAGTGAAGAAAAACCTGATTATGTATTTTTAGCTGCTGCTAAGGTTGGCGGCATTAATTGGAATTGGACTAATCCGGGTGAGTTCATTTATGACAATTTACAAATCCAGACTAATGTTATTGATTCTGCATATCGTAATGGATGTAAAAAATTATTGTTTCTTGGATCAGCTTGTATCTACCCTAAGGTTGTCCCGCAACCGATTAAAGAAGAATACTTGTTAACAGCACCACTTGAGCCTACAAATGAGGGATATGCTTTAGCAAAAATTACCGGTTTGCGTATGTGTGAGTATTACAGACGGCAGTATGGATTCAATGCTATTAGTCTAATGCCTGCAAATTTATATGGACCCAATGATAATTTTATTCCAGAACACGGTCACGTAATTCCTGGTATTATTACTAAATTGTATAACGCAATGCAGAATGGTGATAAGTCTATTGAATGTTGGGGAGATGGAACACCCACACGAGAATTTCTTTATGTAGATGATTTAGCAGATGCTTGTTATTGGACAATGTTAAATTACGACAAAGCTGAATTTATAAATGTAGGTAGCGATGAAGAATTAACTATTAAAGATCTTGCTGAAAAATTAAAAGATGCAATGGGGTTTAAGGGTGACATTATTTGGAACACTGATAAACCAAATGGTACTCCTAGACGTAAGATGGATAATAGTAAATTAAAAACACTTGGCTGGTCTGCGAAAATATCTTTTACTGAAGGATTAAAACGGACTATTGATTGGTACAAACAACAAAAGGGTATGTTATGAGATGGCCTTTAATGGGTGAGACAATCACCTTCACGGATAGATTAAAAATGGCGCACTTTGCTTTAACCGCAAAGAAATTCACCTTTGGCGAAAAAGTAAAACAGTTTGAAAATGAATGGAGCCAATGGTTAGGCGCAAAGCATTCATTGTATGTTTCTAGTGGAAGTACTGCGAACTTCTTATTGGTCGCCGCCGTAAAGGAATTATATAAATTAAAAACAGGTGATAAGGTTTTGTTGCCGGCCTGCACTTGGATGACCAATGTTGCACCTATTATGCAACTTGGACTTGAACCAGTATTCTGTGATATTAATTTAGATAATTTTAGTTTCGATTTAGAAGAAGCTAAACTAATTGCGATTAAGCATGATATTAAAGCAGTGTTTATTACTCATTTATTGGGATTCTCTGCAGATAATGAAGGCATTAAACGTATATTTCCCCGTGCATTAATTATAGATGACATTTGCGAATCGCATGGATGCCAATCCCCATACGGCGAAAAGCGAGGATCAAATAGTTTAGGCGCAACATTTAGTTTCTATTTTGGTCACCATATGTCTACGGTTGAAGGTGGTATGGTTTCAACAAACAATACTAAATTATACGACCTAATGAAGTTGAAGCGTAGTCATGGTATGGCGAGAGAATCAATTAACTTTGCAGACTATGCGAAGAAGTATCCTAAGATTGATAAGCAATTCTTGTTTGTTACAGATGGTTACAATTTTAGAAATCATGAAATTTGTGCAGTATTGGGTATATCTCAATTAAAGCGTTTGGATAAAATGGTTAATATTCGTAATAGAAACCACAATTTATTTACTAAAATTGTTGACAAATATCCTAATCTGTTTTATAATATTAAAAATCCTGAGACAATCAGTAGCTTTTGTTTCCCCTTCATTTGCAAATCTAATGAGATTATGCTCGCAATGAAAGATACATTTACTAAACACGGTATTGAATATAGACCTATTGTTGCAGGTAACTTATTAGCTCAACCTTTTCTAAAAGATTATAGTATTGAAACTACAAAGAAAAGAACTAATGCAGATATTCTTCATACTCAAGGGGTGTACGTTGGTAACAATCATTTCGTCACTGAAGCAGATATGAAATTTTTAAACGAGGTAGTTGGAGAAATCAATGAAAAATTTAGGTGAAAGTATTGAAGACATTATTAGCAGAACAGTTGGTAGTGTATTAGAAGATGTTAGGAATGCTGATCGATGGAATCCATTAGTTATGCCAGATTCTACCTATATTGCTACAGACAATTTAGGTGAAGTTATTGAAAAGCTAGCAATCATTCACATTAGAATGTGGATGTTAGAAGATGCGATTCAAACAGCAAAATCAGATGAAGAGATTGCAGAACTAAAGCGCAAGTGTGATATTTGTTTTAAAGTTAAGCGTCCTAAGTATGTTCAAGCAATTAATGCTTTGGTTGAAGATGCAATTACAAATAACAAGTCTTTACGAGAAGATTCGGTAAAGTTATACAAAGGTGTTAATGATGAGTAAGATTGTTTTCTTCAATCACTTTCATAAAGGTGATCTACACACGCATAAAGAATTTATTCGTCATCTACAATTTGAATTGCCCGATGTTACGTTTGAATATATGCATAGCAATGCAGAAAAACTAACTGCAGAATTAAATATTCCTTTAGTAGGTTCCCCGTCTGAATTGAATAATAAAGAACCATTTTATTATGATGAAGATACAGAAACGTTATTCATTAATACTTGGGTCGGTTGTAATTGGGATGTGTTCTGCAAACACGGCGGCATTAACATGCACACCTTGTATGAACAATGGGAAGGCATTGTAGAACAAGTCAATGAAGTATTTGATGCAAATATTAAATTAAATGAAGAAAAAGAATCTTATTTGCCAAGAATTAAATCTGATTTGTTAAAGATTGATAAGATTGAAGATTACTTATTGACTGCGGATGAGGGTGTACGTAAAGTATTGATCTGTAATAATGCACCAATGTCTAATCAATCTTTCAAATCTGATATGAAAGAACACATTCTGCCTTTTGCAGAGATGTATCCAGACACACATTTTATATGTACTAATAAATTTGATACTGAAGGTCATGAGAATATTAAATTTACAGATGATATAATTGGGCCGGTTGATGGTGGCGATCTACAAGAAATTTCATATCTAAGTAGAAACTGTGATGTTATTATTGGTAAAAATTCAGGCCCTTATGTTTTTTGCGAAACATATGATAACTACATGGATGATACTAAAACATTTATTTCTTTCAATACTAAACATCCTGATTACGAAGATGTACAAGAAACAATGTCAAATGGCTTAAAATTGAAATGTTCTTATAAAGCTATTCCTATTTTAAGTAATGATCTAACAGAAAAAGATCACGAAAATATCATGGCGGCTCTTAATGAGGCGCTTGCATGAAAAAGCTGGCTATTGGGTTTACTGATACACACGAGCATCTCGCTGCGTTTTTTATATTCTTATTAAGTACTCGATATGATTTAGAAGTTATCGACACCAGAAAAGAAACTCCCGATATTCTTTTATTTGGTGACGATAATTTTGGTAAACGCAATTTAGATTTCTCCAGGAAAGATTGTACTAAGTTATTTTATACTGGAGAAAATCGTAGACCGGAAAACTTTGATTGTGACTATGCTATTAGCTTCGATCATAATTTTGAACCATGGCATTACAGATTACCATTATATGTAATTTATATGTGGGCGTTGGAAAATATCCATAACACAAAATATGATTTTAACTATATCTTTAATCCTAAGATTGAAGAAAAAACAGACTTTTGTTCTTTCGTAGTATCAAACCCTAACTGCACTGAACGTAATGAATTCTTTAAAGAGTTACACGCAGAAAAACATGTCGATAGTGCAGGTAAATTGTTTAATAATACATCTGCAAATTTAGTTGGCGAAGCTGCTAAGATTGAATTTCTATCTAAACGAAAATTTAATATTTGTTTTGAACCATACTCACACCCGGGGTATGTAACAGAGAAAATTCTACATGCATTTTATGCAGGCACTGTTCCTATTTACTGGGGAAGCGAAACAATAAGTTCTGATTTTAATCCCGACGCATTCGTTAATGTGCATGACTTTGATAGCTATTATGATGTAATTAAACATCTTGCATATTTGGATAGCAATAAACAAGCATATGATGCAATGGTAAATGCTCCTAAGTTTAGAAACGGAATTCCCCCTTCATACATAATGCTCGACAATTTTCTAAATTGGTTTGATGCTGTTGTTTACAATAAAATTCTTAAACGATGAAAATACAAACATTTATTTTCAACTGGCGCGGACAGTATGAAAAAACAAAAGAAAAACAAAAACAACTGAGTGCCATTGGGGTCGTGCCTGTCGTTATTAATAGTGACGACAATCACCGTGAGGACGATCCTAATTGGCACAATATTGGCGAGGAAAGTTATTTTACTGCACAATTTTTGAAAGCGCTTGAATTGTTTGACGGCGACGCAATGTTCCATATTCAAGCAGATGCTTCATATAGTAATTGGGCTGAAATTTATGCTGGCGCTGAAGAATGTTTTGATACTTATAATTGGGGTATCTATGCTCCTAATGTAGATTATACCTGGTATAGTTCTGACAGAACTGATCTTACATCTTTTGATTTAGATGAACCCCATTATAAAATGGTTGCTAATCCAGACTGTACTTGCTGGTTTATTCATAAAGACATAATCAATGAAGCTAATAACAGAGGTGTGGATTTTGCACCATATAAGATGGGTTGGAGTTTTGACATTGTTTATACTGCTTTAGGCTATCTTAATAAAAGACCAGTTATCCGAGATTACCGATATACTATTGACCATCCGCCCGGAACCAATTATAATAAAGATCAAGCTGAAATTGAGATGTATTCCTTATACGCAGCTTTGCCTACTGATATTCAGCAAGCATTTAGAAGCATAAAACAAGATAAAGAACAATTGGCAAAATATTACGCATGACACATAACTTCTCTCAATTAAATGAACTAATCGGTGATTTGCTTAAAGCAAATGAACCGTTTTCGTTATTGCGTATTGACAATACAATGGGATACGTATTAGATTCTTTGCAGAAAAATACTACTCCTGTTAGAGAATTTTATAATGAAAATACTTTAGTTGAAGGTGGTGTGTATCCCAATGTGATGGATTATGCATATGATGTTGTTATACCTAAGACATTAGAATCAATGACACATTGTGATATTCTTGGGTTTGTTGACCTATCAGGTGAAATAGAACGTAATACAGAATTTACTAATTTATTTGGTAAGAAGCCTAAGTTCTATGGGCATGATAGTATATTAGTTCTTGATCCATGTGCATTGTTAAATGTGGATGGAGCGCATCAATTAGATACACCTTGGCCCACATATTTAAAAGATAAAAAGGTATTAGTTGTTTCTACCCATGCAGAAACAATTAAACATCAATGGAAAAATATAGACAATATTTGGGGTTGGAATAAGCACCGAATCGCACCATTTGAATTAGTAGATGTTATTAAATCCCCGTATCACCCTGTTATGGATCCTAATCAATATCCTGGATGCAATACTTGGGAAGATACTGTTGAATATATAAAAGCAAAGATTGATACATATGACTACGATGTATTAATTGCAGGATCAACAACTTCTTCTCCTATGTATGCAGAACATGCTAAACAACAAGGCAAAGTAGGAATACAAACTGGGGGCGTTCATCAGTTGTTCTTTGGTATATTGGGATATCGTTGGTCGCCTGAAGCACAGAATGGTTACAGATCATGGGCAAAATTATACAATCAACATTGGAGATATCCATTGGAAGTAGATGAACCCGTAAACAGAAACAAATATAAATTTTTAGAAACTAACTACGCATACTGGAAAAAATGAATAAACAAGATATTATTAAAAGTGTTGCTGAATTTATTCAAGAGAAAAACAGCAAAAAGACTTGGGTGGCAGGAAAAGACTTTGTTAATTATGCTGGCCCTTATTTTGACGAACACGAAATTATGGCTTCGGTATCTACATTATTAGATGGCTGGCTTGTAATGGGAGATCAATCATTAAAGTTTGAGAAACAATTCCCTAAGCAATTCCAAAAGAACTATGGTATACTTACTAATTCAGGATCAAGTTCTAATCTATTAATGATGTCTACGCTTACATCTAAGCGTGGTCGTAACTTGCCTAAAGGTACAAAGGTATTGATGCCTATTGCAGGCTTTCCCACAACATTAAATCCTACATTGCAAGTAGGGTTTGAGCCTGTATTTTTAGATATCGAATTAGACACACTTAATTTAGAT